CCGGAGGGTGATGGTGCGCCCGGTCGCATCCACTGCGGAAAACTCCGGGCGCCCCGCCTTGACGGCCTGCTCTGCTGCTGTGGGGGCGATTGCGCCCCCCGATGCCGCTTTGACCTTAGCGCTCACAGTTTCAGCCTCCTGCTCGCTTCGAATTCAAGCGTCTGGTCGACCAGCTTTTCGCCCGCCCATGCGCCGGGGTCGGTCACCTTCAGGTTGACGTTGGTGAACTTGTACCGGCTGGTCGATCCGTTCACCTCGCTGATCGTCTCCGTGATGGTCCCGGTGAGCACGTTCTGACCGGCCCAGTAAGCGGCCTCGTACGCCGCGGCGAAATCGTCCAGGGTAGCGTTCTGCCGGTCACACTTCGCCGTCCCCTTCCAGCCGGAAGGAATCGACATGTGGACCGGGGGGGAGTTGAGGGGAGACGCTTTCAAGTCGGTATAGACCGGTTTGGCGTCGAAATTGGTCAGTATCACCCTCAGGATGCCGCTCGGCATATTGAGGGTGCAGACCACGTCCTTTCCTACTGAGTAGCCGTTTAAAGGCATCGTGTCCCCCTATCCCTGAACGGTGGTCTGCACGGAGCTGCCACCAATCAGGTTGACGATGAAGTAGCGGACCACGCCGAAATACTTCACCATGACGTTTGCGATCTGGAAGCCGAGTTCCACCGACCCCTGCGGATTGTTGGAAGCGTTCAGCTGTACCGAATAATCCTGGATGACGCCGGAAGATGCCCCGGCCTGCGGGTCCTTCAGAGTCTGCAGCCAGTCCTCGAGGAAGTCGCCGGCCTCGCGCTGTTCGTCGGGGGTCTGGAGGCGGCCCACGAAGATCCCGACGTTGCCGTTGATGGATCTTGCCAGGAAGTTGGTGAGGGTCGTGTATTCGTCCCCCATAGTCACTGCGTTGGAGCTGCCATTGATGCCAAGGAGGTGTGAGAAATAACCACCACCGGGCGACGGCGCGCCGATCACGTCGATTCTTGCCGTTGCCAGGGCCGAGAGATCTGCATAGCTGTAGATCTGGTTCGCGCTGGTCTTCTGCGTGGCCACTACCCCGTACACCGGCCTGTTGAGGATGGACTGCTCCGGGGAGAGTACGGCGCGGATCCCGGCGGTGACCCCCTGAGGGGAGACAAGGCGCAGCTGGTTGTTGATGCTGTCCTGGAAATAGATCCAGTCCCCGAGGAGAACCTTGAAGCTGGTGTCATCCACGGCCGCCGTCGCCTTGGCGGTGATCGCGGTCGCGATGCTTTGGCCGGCGGCGCCAATCAGGATGGCCTCCCAACCTTCTTGGTTGGCAAGGGCAATCTGGTTCGGCCAGCTCGTGGTATCGGTCACGCCGGCCAGCATCGCCACCGCACAGCCTGTGTTCCGCAGGGCATACATCCCGGTGCGGGTCGTGCCGTCGGTCCCCATCATCACGGTCGCGGTAATGGTCGTATTGCCGTCGGTCCCGCTTGCCGCCGTGTAGGTGGTTACGATGTTGGGCGCCGCGGTCCCGGTGCCGACAGTAGCCACCACAAGCTGCGACGGCCCCCTGATGCCCGACTGCCCGTTATTGACCGCGCTGACCAGGTTGGCCCAGAACGTTGCGCCGGCGCCGGAGATGTTAGTGAACTGCTCCGGTGATGCCCCGGGCATGGAGAGGACCAGGTTGAAGGCGCCCGTCACGCTGCCGGCGGAGATGGCAGCGGTCAGCTTGTTCCCGAAGGTGCCGGTATGGATGGAGGTCAGGGTTGCGCCTGCTACCGGAGTGACGGCGGTGGTGTCCATCAGCGTGAGGTGCGCGGCAACATCGGTGCCATCGGTCACGCGGACCAGCTGGAAGTTGTTGGCGCCCTGCATCATGGCCAGCCACAGCTGTGTTCCCAGGTCGTTAGCTCCGGTGGTCAGCGGGCCGAAGTTGGCCTGGAACGTATTGTAGTCGCCGACAAGCGCCGGAGAGTTCACCGGGCCCCACGGTGCCGTCCCCACGATGCCGAGGATGTTGGAGGGCGCACCCTGGAGTGCGGGCGGGGGTGCGATCTCCTGCACGTAGCCGCCCGGGACATTGATGGCCGAAATATTGAGATTGCCGCCCTTAAGGATCATTGGAGCACCACCCTTGCCGACTTGATGACGTGTTGTTTGTTATCGGATTCGAGGATTTCGGCGACTATCGCCGGATCGATGATCTCCTCCCCTTTCCCGTATCCCCCGAAGGGTTCCTTGACGATCAGAATCATGGTCAGACTCCTATTGATGCGTGAGATTAATCGTGGTCGTCTTGATCGGGTAAAAGGCGCCCGTGACGGTTGTGGCGTATTCCACCGTGTAAAACAGGTCGCGGCGGTAAATGGTCGACTTCTGCAGCATGTCGGTCATGGGGCTTGATCTGTAAACGAGCCGCGCATAGGTGTTGTCTGGCATTGCAAGCCGTCCGGCCTGTCTCAGTGCCGGGTCAACCGCTTTGGTAATAGCCGTCCGGACTGCCGGCGTGGGTGCCCAAATGACAATCTGGAAAAGCCGCTCTTGTTCCCCCACCACCTTGACGGCTGTGCCGGTACCAGCCACCAGGTCAACCGTCGAATCCTGCCAGGCTGTGGCATGCCTGGTCGTATTCCTCTCTTCGGGCCGGGGGAAGATCGAAACGTGAGCGTGGCCCGCTTTGATGTCATCATCCAGCACGTTTGGAACTGGCCACCCGGGATAGATCTTCACCGGGGCGCCGACTACCGAGGCGTTCCCCGTGCCGTTGGGGTAGATGACCCCGGCGATCAGGCTGGTCAGCGCATTCATGACATCGTCGAGATCCGCCATTACGGCACCTGCATACTTGCGGTTAAGCGCCACCCGAGGTCCGTCAATTCGGGGGAGCTGATGACGTAACGGCGGCCCAGATCATCCTGGATGATGTCGGCGTTGCGCAGGATCGTGCCGGCGGACTCTGGGAGCAGGATAATCCACCAAGGCGTTCTTTCGTCCCCGGGGAGCTGCGCGGGGTTCTTCTCACCTTTGGTGCCCTGAAGTATCGAGCACGGCCAGCCGGTCATGATTGCCACTTCCGAGCCCGCGGTATCGCCCGCATACCCGATTGCGCCAAAAGATTCCCCTTGCGACACCCTGAGCACGCTGGCGACTCGGTTGCAGCTCACGGCCATGATCGGCAGAAGCGGCTGCTGAGCGGCGATGAACCATGTGCCGTCATCTGTCACCAGGTAATCGCCGGGAGTTGTCAGGGAGCCGTCATGCAAGGAAGTCCAGACCGGATGCGCGTAGGCGTTGAACTTCGAAAACCCCATGTTCGTGGTGAAGGCCGCGAATAGTATCGCCAGGGGGGCGCCCATGGTGAAGAACGGGCCATCAGGCCGGTACTGCTGAGCGCTCTTCCCGACCCGGAGCGCGGCCTTCGCGTATCCGTCGTAAACCTTCTGTTGGAGAGCCGCTTGATTCATGTCATACCACGAAGGTTATGCCGGTTTTGAAGCCAGGACCCGAGGGAATGCCGAAGAAATCACAGAGCTTCCTGCGCCAAAGGCTGTACAGTTGCGACCGGTCGCCGATCTCGTTTTTGTTGTGCTTCCAAACTGCCGCCTGATCGGTATCGAGGTTAGCGGATGATCCAAGGAGCGCCAGCTCCAGCGTATTGCAGCTGGTTACGTAGGTACGGATAATGGTTTCTTCTTCCGGCTGCGCATGCTGCATGCGGAATTCAAGGGTCTGGTAATGCTGGTAGAATCGATACCCGAAATCCTGCGTCGGCTGATCCCCGAACATCGGGTATCCGCAGTGCCGCCTGACATCGACTTTTTCCGCATCTGTGAAGGCCATTAAATTACCCCGCGCTCCCGCAGTATCTCGATGTCGTCAGCATCAAAGACCTCGCCAGCCGGCCAGGACATGAGGGTCCCATCTTCAGCGAAGAACGCATAGGGACGCTCCAGCTTCACCGACTTGGGTGCATCTGCCGTCAGCCGGGCGATTTCGGCTGAGAGCTCATCTATCTGGTTCTGGAGCTCCGCCGCATCGCCTTCCGCTTTCGCTTTCGCGGCGAGAGCGGCGGTGGCCGCATCGCTCCCGGCCGCGCCGGGTTCTGCCGTCAGCCGGGCGATTTCGGCCTTAAGTGCATCCTCAGCCTTCTTCATGTCCGCAACTTGTTTTTTCAGCTCTGCATAGGATTTCGGCGCCATAGTTCCCTCTTTGTGGGAGAGGTCGGAACCCCTCCCGCGCTTGATAGCTTAAGCCGCCGTCTCGAGTACGACTGCGCGCTTGAAGTAGGAGTTGCCGGCGGTCGGGATGATCTGAGAATTCGCCGTGATGTCGGAAGGCACCGCGAAACCGCCGATGAAGTACCAGGACTGTGCGATGATCTGGGCCAGCCTGTCGAGCGGTTCACGTGTCACCATGGCGATACCGTCGACCACCTCCACCAGGGCTTTTTCGCCGTAGCTGTCGCTGTAGCCGGTGGACTCGAAGTCGCCCTCAACAAGCGCGCCCTGGCCGCAGACGATGGCCCGCTTGATCTTCGTGCCGTTCAGCGTCTGCTGAGGCGCTTCCGTGGTCGGCTTGAAGCTGAGGCCAAGGAGGTCCTGCAGCACGGCCTTTTTCTGGGCGTCGTCGTTGGGGTTGCCGCGATAGAGGTACTGGAACTGCTGATCCTTGAAGAGGCTCAGCAAGTGAGTGTTATCCAGGTAGCAGTTGAACACGCCCTGGCCGGTAGCGAATTCCTCTCCGATGCCGGGGACGCCGTTGTCGCGCAGGTAGCCAACGGTGTTGAGCAGGTCCTGGTACCTCAGCAGGTCGGTACCGGTCACCAGATCGGCGGTGTTGGTCTTGCCGTTGGGGCGCACGATCAGCGGTGCGACGCTGGAGACTACCGGGGAGTTGAGGCCGCCATCGGCAACGAGCACGTTGCTGTCAAAGGTGAGCGTGCCGGAGATGCCGTTCGGCGCCGTGGAGATGTTGGTCACGTCGGCGGTCGCGCCCTGCAGGTTGTAGGCGTTGCCGTTCACGTTGCAGACCATCTTGTGTGCGCTGGAGACGGGGACCTGCACGCCGTTGGAGAAGACGGTCAGAAAGCCGCGGATGTCATCCACGTAGACCGTGGCAGCGGGGGCGACCAGGGCGGTAGTGACGCGGGTATTGCCGCCGAGGTACGCGCCGTAGAGGGCTTTGCGGGCCTTGCGCTCAACCGACTGCATGCCCTGGATGCCGTTCACGCGGGCATTGCGCAGGAACTGCTTGGCGATACCGATGTTCTGAGTCACCATGTTCAGGTCGATGGTGTCGGCCATCATGCCGATGGTGAGCTGGTACTGCTCGACTCCCCACCCTGTGGGGGTCAGACCGTTGTCGAGGTTGGTGTTGGTCGTCGGGTCCATGTCGGTTTCGACGGGGGCCTTCAGGCCGGCGCGGGTCTTGGTGATGGTCTCACCGATTTTGTTGAGGAAGGGTTCGCGGTCTGCGATCTCGCGGAAAACCAGAGTGGAGCGGAGCCCCTCTTCGAATTCGCGGGCAAGAAAACCCTGCTGGATGATGGGCTGGAGTGCAGCCGGGAAATTACTGATACCCATGGTGTGGCTCCTTTCAAGTGGTCAAAAACCTGTTTAACCCTTGAGCGCCCGGCTCCACTGGGTGTCAGCTCCCGGCTGACGGTTGATTGTAAGATTGT